TGGCCGCTTGAGAAGCGGTGGGACGAAAGTCTCTCAGTTCGAAAATCCCCAGAATTCTGAGGGAGGCCCGATATGCCTATAAGGCACCTGAATGACGTCGTCACGAGACTAAAGGCCATCGGGTTGCCCCCGGTGTTGATCGCCGACATTCAACAAGTGATCGCCCAGAGGGAGACAGATCAAGGACCTTGCGGTACCACGATCTGGTTAAAATCCCTGAAGGTTGATTACGTGAGACATCTGGCAGGAATGGAGCCTGTGGGAGTCTATGCCAAGAAAAACGTTCGAATCAATGGGAAGGTTTTCCGTCTTCCCAAAGGCCCCTTCGGGCGCGTCTTCGAGCTTGGCCTCCGGTCTAACCGGAGAAGAGTAGCCCATCAGGTGTGGCAGTGTCTGCTTGCTTACACTCGGTACCGATACCCATCGGGTGTGGTAAGCTTCGGTCAGTGGAAGAAATTCTCAACGGCCGTTAGAAAAGAGCCGCCTTCGAAGTCCCAACTGCGCGAGGCACAAGTGCATGTATCCGCAGGCCTTGCTACCCTGGCAAGGTTTCCACAGGTACTTGGGGACCCTAGACCTATCATCTCTTTCCAACCACGAGAGGGTAAGACCGTTCCTACGTTAAGCAGGTCCACGGTTCCGGAGAAATCTGGGCTGTTAGGCCAGCTTCAACAGTTCTTCGACTATAACCGATTCCCGAGGGAAATAGCTCCCCTCCTGGAGAAGGTTGTCGAGGGCACGAAATTTGCCCAAAACGTGAAGTGGCTCGCCCATAAAGGGGGCCTTGTCCCCCTCGGATACGTGGGTAATATCGGTCTCTTACAAGAGCCCGGCATGAAGCTGCGTGCTGTCGCTAACCCTAACAGGGTGCTACAGCTCGCGCTAGAGCCATTGGGACGCTCTCTTTTTAAGTGGTTGGCTACGCTTCCAGAGGACTGTTGTTACCACCAGGAAACTGGCGTTTACGACACACAAGGGTGGTTAGCTCAAGGGAGGAAAGTCTTCTCCTTCGATCTGAGCAATGCTTCAGATGTGATTCCTCTATCACAGCTAATCGGCATCCTGCGCGCAGTGAATGTGCCAGAGTGCCACTGGATGTTGCTATACTTGGCGGCCACGGGTACTTGGCTAGTCCCGCTTAAGTCAAGCGTAAAGGCAGCGACCAGTTTGCGCTGGAGGCGCGGAACCCCGTTGGGTCTATTCCCATGCTTTGCACTCTTCTCGATCTGGCACCATTGCCTTGTGAGGGGCATATGTGTCTCGGTCGGAAGGACAGACTTCCCCTACCGCATACTGGGAGATGACATCGTCATCGCTTCACCAGAGGTAGCGGAAGAGTATCAGCGCATAATGGGTGTTTTAGGGATTGGCATATCCATGGACAAATCCATCGCCTCGGCTAAGGTTGCCGAGTTCGCTGGGCGTGTCATCACGAGAGGAGCGATCCTCCATGGACTTAAGTACGGAGACGATACAGCTGACAACTCGTTTCTTGAACAAGTTAAAAACTGCGGTCCCC